AACGAATCACGCCGCCAATTGTTATTTTGAACGCTGCATCACCTTACATTCAGACCGCCGAGTTCGGAGAGTACACTCTCGGACTTGAATTAGTTTTGGTTGCTTCAACTGCTACAAACAAAAAAGCAACTGAAAACCTAGATCAACTAATTGAAGATGTCTTATTGGCTCTTGAACCGTTGACCTATGCGCGTTTGACATCTGTGAACCAGCCGTACAACTTGCAAACAAATAACGCCGAATACCTATCGGTAAACATTTACGCTCAACTAGCAATAACAATTTAGAAAGGTCGCCCGTAATGGCAGCTTCAACACGCATCAAGGCAACTAACATTGTCTTCAAAATCGGCACAACCGACTACGCATGCGACGCAAACATGGTAGAACTTACCCTGGACGATGCCCCGGGCGATGTTCAGACATTCTGCGAAACTCGCGTCGGTGGTCAGTGGTCACTTCAATTGGATGGTATTACATCCGGCGAAGACACCTCGCTGTACCAGGTTCTATGGGCTAACTTCGGCACCGAAGTAGCATTCACCATTGCACCTAATGGCAACGCTTCACCTAGCGCGGATGCACCGCACTACAAGGGGACTGTTGTTTTCGACCAGTTGCCACCATTGTCTTTGACCTCAAACGAGATTTCAAAGTTCAGTGTGACACTAACTGTTAAGAACACTCCTCACACACCGGCTTCACACATTTACTACGGCGTGGAAATCGACACCACCGCGTAAGAATGTCCAACGCGTCCGGCATCAAGGTCAAAGGTCTCAAGTCCGGCATCAAAGCGCTTCAAGCAATTGGAGTTCCAGATGCAGAGATAAAGGCGGCAGGTTCCCAAGCAGGTGAAGTTGTTGCTCGGGAGGCTCGTACCTTGGTGCCGGTTCGCACAGGCGCTCTAAGAAACTCTATCCGCGTGTCAAAAGCGCTAAACAGGGTTTCGGTATCAGCCGGTAATAACGGTAAAGTACCATACGCTAACCCTATTCACTGGGGTTGGTTTAAACGCAACATCAAACCACAACCCTTTTTCACAAAGGCTCTTGGAATTACACGCGACGAAGTTTACCGTAACTATTACCGTACAATAGATACACTTATAGCGTTCAATTCCACGAAAGGCACAGACGAATGAATCAAGACTTTTTTAGCACTTTAACGCTAGATGAAGTAGAAACTATCGAGAACCTGAGCGGTCTACCGCTTGATGACTTGATGGGCGAGGGCAAACTAAAAGGCAAGGCGTTAAAGGCAATCATCTGGGTTGCTCGTAAGCGTACAGAACCAAATTTTAAGATGGAAGACGCTGGCAAGGTTACTTTTGCCGAAGCCATTGACTTGTTCAAAGGTTTCACAGATAACCCAAAAGCGTAAAACTGCAACAAGCCGAGAGGATGGCGCGGTTTTGTTTGTTGACTAAAATGTCACCAAGCGATTACCGTTCTCTTACTCTCACCGAGTATCAGTCCTTTATCAAGGTCTGGAATGAAATGAACGAGGTATCTGAATGAGTTTAGTGCTCAACGTTGAAATTCTTGGAGAGTTCAAGAATCTTACAGCGGCTACTAAAGGCGCTCAGAGTCAGTTGCAGCAACTAAATGCTAGAACTAGTTCTATTTCTAGGGGTATTAGAAACTCTCTAGCTGCCATCGGTATAGGTTTCTCGCTTCGCGCAGTAGTAGACGGAATTCAGGAATCTGTACAAGCCGCATCTGATTTAGAGCAACAATTTGGCGCACTTGACTCTGTTTTCAAAGACTTGTCGCCATCGATGCAAAAGTTTTCAAGAACTTTGTCACCTATTGGGCTTAGTGCCGCTGATGCCTCTAAGGCGATGGCGTTGCTTGGATCACAACTTAAGGGTTACGGACTGCCAGTTGATAAGGCTGCTAAGAAGACCCGTGATCTTACCGTTCTTGCTGCTGATCTTGCTGCAACTTTTGGTGGTACAACTCTTGACGCAGTTCAATCTATCTCAGCAGTATTTCGTGGCGAATTCGACCCTATTGAAAAGTATGGTGTCGCTATCAAGAAATCTGACATCAACGCAAGAATGGCGGCTGATGGACTAAAGGGTCTTACTGGGGCTGCACTAAAGCAAGCCGAAGCGCAAACCGCTCTTACTCTGCTATTTGAGAAGACCACAGACGCGCAGGGGCAATCAAGACGTGAATCACAATCTTATGCTTCGCAGATGGCGTTTTTAAAGGCAGAATTCGATAACACTAAGGCTGCACTTGGTCAGGCTCTAATTCCAGTTTTCATCGAGTTCGCTCAGGAGATCAGAAACAACCTGCCACAAATTAAGGAACTTGTTAGCCAGTTCATTGACTTTGTAAAACGAGCATCTGAAGCGGCTCTTTGGGTTGTAAGAAACAAAGACTGGCTTGTACCTATTGTTGTTGGAATTGGTGCCGTAGGACTTGCAATCAAAGCCCTAGACGCGCTCACAGCACTCAGCGCAGTTAGCATCAACACAAACATGCTCAAAGGCTTCGGCTGGATTAGCGTGGTTGTCGCAGGGCTTGAGGGAATCATCTGGTTGCAGAAACAACTTGATTTTAGCGGTTCTAACATTGCCGCATCTGGCGGGTCAACAGGCGCTCTAAACTTCTCTGGTCAATCAGGCGCGGCACCATCAGCCGGTGGCAGCAACATGACTTTTAAGACTCCAACTAAAACTGCTGCAAAAGCACCAGTCACTATTGTGCAGAATATAAAGGCAACTCAGTCGGCTGCTCAAATCTCACAAACACTTAACAAGTCGCTTAAGGCTTCGGGTTCTACAACTATTATTCGCGGCGGTCGCTAATGTCTATCGTCACCGATTTCAATATTGCCACTGATCTAAAAGTTGAACTGTTTCTTCCCGACACAGCGAGCAACACTTTTATTCTTGGCTTGTCTGTGCTTGGGGGCGATGATTTTTTGGGTGGCGTTGGTAACTTTATCCTTGGACAGTCCAAATTAGGTAGCACCGACGTTTTAGGTACTGGTTCTGCTTATATTTGGCAGCAAGTCCAGGCTGACACTATTAGCGCAGATTTTGGTGTTGGTGGCGAAATTCAAGACGCTTACTATTTCCAACCTAACGCCGGTACCGGGCGCATTAGCCTACAGTCTTACACGTGGGATCCGAACGTAAACAAAAACATTCGCACAAACACGAAAATGCGCGTTCGCCTGGTAAAGGGTGCCATCAATCACACGCTATTTACTGGGTACATTGACACAATCAACGTGCAGTATTCGCCGGACGGTTGGAACCGTATCGACATAACCGCGTATGACTTGTACAAAGCAATCGTGAATTCACGCATTGCAACCTTTGACAACACCGCTTACGGTGCCGGGTATGCTACACCTTTGCAAAACTTTGCAGCTGCCGTAACCGCTGTTGGCGGTGTCATGTCGCTTGATTCTGCTGCGACAACCGGTAAGATTCCATTAACTTCTGAAACAGATATTCAGGCGAATGGAATTATTAATGAAGCGTTACAGGTTGGGTTGGCTGTTTGTTGGGTTGACCCGCAAACCGAGCAGGTTGTTTTCATTCCTCGCCCGGATGTGGCGAATGGTACTACTAGCACTTGGACTGTTGGTAATAATCATGGTGACGCTTATCACTTGTGTATGTCTGATATTACTGTCGCCGCTGATGCTGATAGCATTATCAATTCACTTTATGTTGACCTCACTTCTGATGCAACGAAATTCGTAGCATTGGAAGATCAGGACAGCATCGAATTGTATGGTGAAAACTTTGCTTCATTATCGTTGAACGTAACTGATGAAACTGAACTGCAAATTTGGGGTGAACAGGTTTTCAACACGACTGTTACTAAACTTGTGAAGACTGTTGAAACACCAACTATTGACCGGTTGGGTAATGTGACTGAGGCTTCGGTGCTAACACCGGGTCAGTTGTTGAGGGTAAAGTTTGATAAGAACGAACTAGCAATCGACGAATTCTACACCATTACTAAGGTCAATCACTCTATTGATGTAAATTCTTGGTATACTCAATTCGAACTATGGAAAGCGGCTTAAATGGCATATAAAGTTTTTAGCAACGGTGATGCTCTCACTGGTAGCGAACTGAACACTTATCTGATGAATCAAAGTGTTATGGTGTTCGCGACAACTACTGCACGCGATGCAGCTCTTCCAAGCCCACTCGAGGGCATGATCGTCTGGTTGCAAGACACCGACAAGTACATGTATTACAACGGCTCGGCTTGGACTAACCTTGCTGTTCCTTATAACACCAATTACATCATCAACGGCGCGTTCGACATTTGGCAGCGTGGAACATCGTTCTCGTTTGGTGGTTCAAACACCTTCACCGCAGACCGTTGGCTTGGATACGGTTATAGCGGTACTCAAACAGTTTCGCAGCAAACCTTTACACCTGGCACTGCACCTGTGACTGGTTACGAGGGTCAGTATTTTCTTCGTTATGCTTGCACTAACACTGAAGCAGTTGTTCAGACACGTGTTGAGGATGTTCGTACCCTTGCGGGTCAAACCGCGACGCTAAGTTTTTGGGCTAAAGCAGCTTCGGCTTTGACTATTACACCGGTTTTCAATCAGGAATTTGGTACTGGTGGTTCTGCACGTGTTGATGTTACTGGTGCGGCTCAGTCGATTACTACTTCTTGGACTCGTTTTTCAGTCACTGTTTCTATTCCGTCAATCACTGGCAAAACTATTGGTACCGGATCTTATTTGCAGGTGAAGTTCCCTAGTTCTACTTTGTCAACAAACATTGACCTTTGGGGTGTGCAGCTTGAGGCTGGTTCGGTTGCTACATCGTTTAAACGCAACGCTAACAGTTTGCAGGGCGAACTAGCAGCCTGCCAAAGATACTACGTGCGTTTCGGTGGTGATCAAATAAATGAATACTTTGGTAATGCAATCGGGGAAACAACAACGCTTGCAGACGCAATCGTTCAATACCCAGTAACTATGCGAACAACACCATCGTCAATAGATTTTTCAACTTTAAGAATTTCAAGCCAAACAGGTAACGACGTTGCCCTAACAAATGTTGCCCTAACATCTACCGCATCAAGCAGTAAAATGGGTCGCCTAGTATTAACCGCTGCTGGTTCAATAACAGCAAACAGACCTTATTTCTTTGGAACAAATGGTTCAACCAGTGGTTATCTCGGATTTAGTGCGGAGTTGTAAAATGAATTATGAAGAAGTAACAATCGAATCAGTAAATGGTGAAGAAAAACACATTGTTCTAAATCTTGGTGACGGCTCATTCAAGTCATTTCCTGCCGTTGAAAACAACCCAGAGTACGCAGCGTTCTTGGAATCTCTAAATGACGACACCGAAACCGAATAACACTTCCCTAATTCTTCGGATCGTGTCAGATATTGAAAAGAAACTTGACGATTTCGAAATGCGAATTCGTGAGTTAGAACAAGCGCGTTGGAAAGGTGCCTGGTTGCAGGCAATTATGACCGCGTCAATTACCGCAGCCGCCGTAGCCATAGTTATGAAAGGTCTAGCCTGATGTACCACGAACCGATCAAGGGTGCCGGGGCTGAACGCCGCGATGAACTAGGCAACTTTAACAAGGCTTACCGTAAGCAACCACACCGCGGTTCAGACTGGGGTTTCAAAGGCGGGTCAGAGGGCAAGCCTGTTTATGCTGTTGCCGATGGTGTTGTTGCCGATGTTCTATGGTCGGACGCGCTAGGTCACTGCATCATTACTAAGAATTCGCACGACAAGGTTTATGTCATCTTTGCTCACCTAGCAGAAAAACCAACGCTAAAGCGTCTTGAGCGCGTAATCGGTGGAGAAACTGTTTTAGGCAAAATTGGTAACACTGGATCAGCAAGCGCAGGCGCACACCTACACGCATCTGCATCACTATCACCAAAGCCACACCTAGCGTCTTACTCAGCATTGCTTGACCTGTTCAAACTAATCGAAGCACCAAAGGCAGAAGCAAAACCGGCTGCTAAAAAACCTGTAGCCAAAAAGGCGGCAAAGTGAAATTATGGTCAAAAATCCCAAAGCGATACAAGCGCACCGCCGCCCTGTGTTTTGGAGCCGGACTGTCTTTTATGGGGGTTGGCAACCTGCCTTTGTTCAGTATGAGCGCACTAAACTCGGTAATTTTTGGAGCATTGGGATCTCTTATCGCACTCGCAATTGCGTTGTCGTTTACTTACGCCGGCAAGGGTGAAATATCTGACCGCGATTTTGACGAACATATCAACAGCGCAATCGACGCGGTAAACAGTAAAACTAAGAAAAAGTAATTGTCGCGCCCGGTTATTAGAATCGGGCTATGACTATCACAGAACGCATGCGTATAACAGACGCAATTGAATCACTAGGCAAAGCCAAATTTATTGGCTCATTCGAATCAGGATCACCAGAATGGCATGCAGCTCGTGCCGGCATTGGTGGTTCGGATGTCGGAGTTATCCTGGGCAAATCCCAGTTCAAATCCCCTTACGCTCTTTGGTGTGAAAAGTCAAACATTTTAGATAACTCGGATAGCACAATTCCGATGCGACTGGGCACCGCACTTGAACCAGCGATTCGCCAGTTTTTCATCGACGAAAACAAAGACTGGCTGAGCGTTCACGAAACTGGCACTTGGCAATCAACGCAGACTCCTTGGATGAAAGCGAACCCGGACGGAATCATCGAATGGGCAGACGGAACTCTTGGCGTGTTGGAAATCAAACACTCGGCAACTTATGTCACTGAAATACCAGAATCATGGAAATTACAGGTTCTTTGGTATCTTATGGTGCTTGGTCTAAAGCGTGGTGTGGTCTGTGCGGTCATAGGCGGCCGCTACACCGAGTTTGAGGTGCTTTGGGATGAATCCCTTGTCGAGGAGATGAAAACCCGCGTATGGGCATTCTACGGCTTGGTTGAAGATGGAACATCCCCGGACTTTGACGGTTCAACATCAACCTACGAAACAGTCCGCCAATTATCCGAGGGATTAACCGACGGTGAACTTGAACTAGGTAATCTTTGGGTTGACCTGGCAGCTGCTAAAGCAATCTTCGAAGTAGCCGAAGATAACTTCAACGCAAAGAAGTCTGTCGTACTTGCATACATGAACGGCACCAAGTATGGTTTCTGGCAGGGTCAAAAGGTGCTCACACTTCAAGCCCGCAACGGTAAACCATTCATCACATTCAACAAATAACACAGAAAGCAGATCATGGGATTCTTAGACAACTACGAACCAGTAGCAGACCGCATAACAAAGTTTTGGAAACTATTCCCGAACGGGCGCATCATCACCGAAATCAAACTAATCAACGAAACCGAAGTTGTTGTCCAGGCAAGCATCTTCACCGACCGCGAAGACACACGCCCGGCATCAGTTGACTGGGCGCACGAAACCCGCGGCTCAAGCAACATCAACCGCGCATCATTCTTAGAAAACTGCAGCACCTCGGCAATCGGTCGCGGACTGGCAACACTCGGATTAAGCGCATCAAAGAACCGCCCAAGTCGTGAAGAAATGCAAAAAGTCACAGCAGACCACCGCAACTACCTGCTAGAAGCACAAGAAGCACACGAAAACAAAGACATCGAAACACTGCGAACAATCTACGCAGCTGCAGTCAAAGCAACCGTCGACAACGACACGCTCGCAGCAATCAAAGGTTTTGCCGAAGATCTAAAGAAGTAGATAAAGTGAAAGGGGTAGACCCCACAGAAAAGGTCTACCCCGGGGACAATCAGGTCCCGACACCCACCACAAGGGTGTAAAAGAATTATACACACAGAAAGGCACAAAATGAGCATAGAAGCCATTTCAGCCGTCCTACATCATTCCCAATCATCCGGAACGCCCAGAGCCGTCCTGACCGCCCTAGCGTGGCATATAGGGGAACATCCAGAAGAGGGTTGCTACCCGTCACAGAAACGCCTAGCCGAATTAGCCGGGTGCAGCAAACGACAAGTTCAACGCGCATTAGACAAGCTGCAGGAACTAAACGAAATACAAGTTCACTCACATGACGGACAAGGCTACCGCGCTGATCGCATCACTAACCGCTACTGGCTAACAATCGAATGCCCAGAACTTTGCGACAACTCACTTGCTCACAAGCCTGTGGATAACTTTACAAAAGCAAAATCTACGGGTAGACATTTAAGACGCGACGGGGTGACATCTAAGACGCGACGGGACGGCGTAGATGTCCACTTAAAAGTAATATAAACTTAAATTAACTACTAAATAACAACCTACGAAAAAATAAGAAAAGGAACACAGAAATGGCACAAGTAACAGTCATCTTAGAAGTCAGCGCAATCTCACAACAACACGGCTACATCAAAGGCTGGGAAACATTTGAATTCAAAGGCGAAAAGCGAAACCGACTCTGGACAGTATGGAACCGCGACATCGGCACCATCACCGAAGGCGACGTCATCCAGGTAAACGGCGACCTATCAACCAAATCAGCCACCTACGTCCCAAAGAACGCAACCGAAGCCAAACAAGTTGTTGAACACTCACTCAACGACGTAGCAATCAACATGATCAGCGGCAAAACAACCCAAGTCCGAAACGCAGCTGACATCTTGACCCAAAAGACCGAAGCCGAAACAATCGACATGCCGTTCTAATGTTTCAACTATTCATCCAAGGCGAACCAAGACCCCAAGGCTCCAAACAAGGTTTCGTCAGAGGCGGACGCGTCGTGTTGGTAGAAAGCCAAAAGCAACTACCAGCATGGCGCGAACACATGACTAGAATGCTGCAACTCAAGCAGCTGGAACACGACACAGCATTCACAACAGCCGTCAACGTCGCACTAACATTTTGGTTGCCTAGACCTAAAAGCGTCAAACGACAATACGCAACCGGAACATACGACATCGACAAACTAACCCGAGCCGTACTCGACAGCATCACAAAAGCCGGCGTTTGGCGTGACGACAGCGATGTTGTTGATCTAACCGTTCGCAAAACATACGCAGACACACACGAACCCGGCGTACTCATCAGCATTACCCCATTCGATAACGAATACATAACGGCTGGCGTGTCACCAATCGAACTCAAACGAAGAAACCTAGTCTGACCCTATGAAAATACTATTCTTAGACCTAGAAACATCACCAAACCTGGCGCATGTATGGGGACTATGGCAACAGAATGTAGCAATCACACAACTAGAAAAATCAACCGAAGTAATCTGCTTCGGAGCCCGCTGGTTAGGCAGCGACAAAGTAATCTTCAAATCGGTACACCATCATGGCAAACAAACCATGCTAGACGAGCTGCACAAAATCATGAACCAAGCCGATGTTCTAATCGGATGGAACTCAGCAGCATTCGACAGCAAACACATCAAACGCGAATTCATCGAAAACGGATACCTACCACCATCACCATGGCGCGAACTAGACCTAATGCGCGTCGTAAAAGCACAATTCAAATTCCCATCAAACAAACTCGACTACGTAGCACAAAAACTAGGCGTCGGCGCAAAAGTCCAACACTCAGGCTTCCAACTCTGGTTAGACTGTATGGCAGGCAACAACAAAGCCTGGGCAGAAATGAAAACCTATCAAATACAAGACGTCAACCTACTCGTAGACCTCTACGACATACTCCTACCATGGATCAACAACCACCCACACGTCGGAGCATCAGAAGGCAACATCGACGCCTGCAGAAACTGCGGATCAACCAACATCATCAAAGCAGGCAAAAAAGTCACCACAAACGGCATAAACCAACGCCACCAATGCACCAACTGCGGAACCTACATGACCGGAGCCAAACTATCCGGCGCAATCTACAAATAACAATTCGATAACAA